ACATTGGAGATTTAATGCCACTTATACTTGGAACTAACTCCATAAAAGATACAGGATATGATGTTGCTAACTCATGTAGGTTTAATAATCCTGATGATGCTTTAATGCATAGAGCAGTAACAACACCAACTGATGTTTCAAAAATGACTTTTTCTTGTTGGGTAAAAAGAAGTGGTTTAGCAATAGGAGAAGCACAAGTTATACTTTCTTGTGATACTCCAGCTAGTACACATTATGCTAAATTATCTTTTGAAGATGATGATACTTTAAGATTTATTTTACAAAATTCTTCAGGAAGCTATGATTATAATTTAATAACAAGTGCAAAATTTAGAGATCCGAGTGCTTGGATGAATATTGTAGTTTTATATAATTCTGATGATAGCACAAGTGGAGACAGAGTTAAAATTTTTGTAAATGGAACTAGAGTTACTGCATTTGGAACGGCGGCTTACCCAAGTTCAGCACAAGATAATGGTTTTTTAGAAAGTAGCCAAACAATTAATGTTGGTGGTATGTATAACTCAGCAGCAGTTGAACAACATTGTGATTTATATTTAGCAGAAGTAGTTTTTTTAGATGGAGTTACTAAAGCCGCTACGGATTTTGGAGAATTTGATGAAGATAGTCCAACAATATGGAAACCAAAAGATGTATCAGGTTTATCAGGCGAAAAAGGAAATAATGGTTTTTATTTAGATTTTGAAGATAGTGCTAATCTTGGCAACGATGCCTTTTCTGGAACAGATTTTACAGAAGTTAATCTAGCCGCAACAGATCAATCTACTGATACTTGCACAAATAATTTTGCAACATTAAATCCTTTAGTTAATAATGCAGGACAAATGATGGCTTTAACTAATGGTAATTTAACAGGTGAAAGCACCACTTCAAGTGCGGCTTGGAAAACGGCAGTAAGCACAATTGGTTTAACAAAAGGTAAATGGTTTTGGGAAATGAAATTTATTAATGTTCATAATACCTATAACAATGGTGTTATGGGTTCAAATATTTTAGTTGCTAATGCAACAAATCCTATGAACCAAACTGGTTGGACAGGGTTTTATAATGTAGATGGTGGCGAAATAAGAAAAGATAATGCTATTACAACTAATGATTACGGAACTTACGCCACAAATGATATTATGAGTATAGCTCTTGATGTTGATAACTACACGATTGCTTATTATAAAAATGGAAGTTCTTTAGTTTCGGCTACTGCATTAAGCACAACAGGAAGAGATATTTTATTTCCAGCTTCCGTTTATTATCAAACTAATGGTGGTGCGCAAGTGTCTTATAATTTTGGCTCTCCACCTTATAGTGAAAGTGGTGGTAATTCAGACGCTGACGGCTATGGAAATTTTTCAATGGCAGTACCAAGTGGATTTTTTTCAATAAACACAAAAAACTTAGCGGAGTATGGATAATGTCATATACGAATAATCTAGATAACCCAGAACTTTACTTCCAGACAAAGCTCTATACTGGAACAGGGAGTTCTAATGCTATTACATTAGATGGTTCTGAAAATATGCAACCTGATTTTGTTTGGTGTAAAAATCGAGCATCAACAAAATATCATGGTTTATATGATTCTGTTAGAGGGACAGGAACATCTAAAAGTTTAACTTCAAATAGTAATGAAGCAGAGGGGGCAAATGCTAATTATATAAATTTAACATCTTTTGATTCCGATGGTTTTACTTTAGGTGCAACTTCAAATACAAATCAAATTAATACATCAGGAGAAAATCATGTAGCTTGGAATTGGAAAGCTGGGGGAACTGCACCAGCAATAACTTATGTTGTTAAAGTAGTTTCAGATTCAGGAAACAAATATAGATTTGATGACTTTGGTACAAGTGCTGTTACATTAGATTTACAAGAGGGTGGTACTTATACATTTGACCAATCTGATAGTTCTAATGCAACTCATCCATTAAGATTTTATACAGCCGCAGATAAATCAGGTGGCGAATACACAACAGGAGTTACAACATCAGGAACTGCTGGAAGTTCAGGTGCAAAAACTGTAATTACAGTAGCCGCATCTGCACCAACTTTATATTATCAATGCTCATCACACTCAGCTATGGGTGGACAAGCAAACACCAATTCTACATTTGGTTCATCTAATTTTGGTGGCAGTATTCAATCAACTGTTTCTGCTAACACTACTGCTGGATTTAGTATAATTTCTTATACAGGAACAGGAAGTGTTGGAACAGTAGCACATGGATTAGGTGTTATTCCAAAAATGATTATATTTAAAAACAGAACAACAGCTTCTAATTGGCTTGTGTACGCTGATGCTATTGGTAATACTAAAAACCTATATCTTGACGCAACCAACGCAGAACATGATAGATCAGATACTTTTAATGATACTTCTCCAACTTCAAGTGTTTTTACAGTAGGTACTGCTGATTTAAATACAAGTGGAAATTCCATAATTGCCTACTGCTTCGCAGATAAAAAAGGATACTCAAAAGTTGGTGGAAGCTACACAGGAAATGGAAATGCTGATGGTACATTTGTTTATACAGGATTTAAACCTGCTTGGCTTATGATTAAAGCAAATAGAGATGAAGCATGGTATTTATTTGATAATAAAAGATTGGGATATAATGTAGATAACAATTATTTACTTCCTAATCTTACTAACGCTGAGGGAACAACTGATTACATAGATTTTACATCAAATGGTTTTAAAATTAGATACAATGGTGCGGGAATTAATCATAGTGGTACATCAAATTATTATATGGCTTTCGCAGAATCACCCCTAGTAAATTCTAATGGTGTACCCAATAACGCAAGATAGGAGTCAATCATGCAATTATCTAAACATTTTAAATTAGAAGAATTTGAAAAATCAATGACGGCTACTCGTAAGGGTATAGAAAATAAAGCTGGTTCAGGAGAAATAAAAAATCTTACTGATCTTTGCTATGGAGTATTAGAACCAGTACGAGCAAAGTTTGATAAACCAATTACAATAACTTCAGGATATAGAAGTCCTGAGTTATGCGAAGCTATAGGTTCAAAAGCAACATCACAGCACACTAAGGGCGAAGCCGCCGACTTCGAACTGTTAAATATTTCTAATCTTCAGGTTGCTTTATGGATTCAAAATAATTGCGACTTCGATCAGTTGATTCTCGAGTTTTGGAAAAAAGAGGATAACGACCCAAATTCAGGATGGGTGCATTGTTCTTATGTAGATGGCTCAAATAGAAAACAAGTATTAACATATGATGGCAAATCATATACAAATGGATTACCTGATGCCAAGTGGTCAGATGGTAAATTTGCTAACTAAGGAGAAGCTATGCTAACAAAGAAACAAAAGAAACTACCAATGGCTTTACAAAAAGCTATTATGAAGAAACAAAAGAAAAAAAAGAAAGCGAGAAAATAATATGGCTTATGGATATAGTATGAAACCTAAGAAGAAAAAAAAGAAAAAGAAAAAGAATAAGAAGAAGTAAATGGTTAAAGTAGCATCAATCACAGGAATCATAAAAGGTCTTAAACCAAGACAGCAAAAGACTATGAAAGCACATGCAAGACACCATAGTTTAAAGCATATGCGATCTATGGCTAACGCTATGAAAAAAGGTGCTACTTTTTCTTCTGCACATACTAAAGCTATGAGGAGTGTAGGAAAATGAAAAGACGCAGAGTTTCAAAAGATAAGAAAACAAAAATTCCTAAAAAGTATTTATCAGGTCTTAAAGGCGGTAAAAGATCAGCTAGAGCAAGTCTTATTAAAGCTATGTCAGAAGCTTATAAAAAAGGTCAAAGAATCCCAAGATCAATGTTTGTTGCGAGGTATAAATAATGGCTGTTAGAAGAAAACCTTTATCTGCTAGAACAATCTCAATACTAAGAGCAAAAGCAAAAAATAGAAAAAACATAACATTAGGTGATTTAAAAAAAGTGTATAGGCGAGGGCAAGGTGCATTTTTAAGCAGTGGTAGTAGACCTCGTACATCTATGGCTTCTTGGTCAATGGGTAGAGTTAATAGTTTTTTGCGTGGAAGTAGAAAACATGATACTGACCTAAGAAGAAAGAAAAAGAAATAATGAAAACTAACAAAGAAAAATTTGTAGAGATTGATGGTAGAATTAAATTAGTAAATCAAAAAATAGATTTAATAATTAAGAACCATTTACATCACATGAAAAAAGACATAGACCGAATTTTATATGGTCTAGGTGCTATTGGTCTTTTAGTTTTAGGTCAATTACTTTACATACTCACCAAATAGTTGTATAGGTCAGTATATGACCTATGATCGAATACTTTGTATTTCTGACTTACACATACCAGCACATCACCCACAATCATTTGATTTTCTAAAAGCACTTAAAAAAAAAATAAAACCTGATCTAGTTGTAAATGGTGGTGATGAACTAGATAAACATGCATTATCTTTTCACGATTCCGACCCTGATCTACCTAGTGCTGGTGATGAATTAAGAATAAGCAAAAAATATATATGGGAACTCAAAAAAATATTTCCTGATATGATATTATTACATTCAAATCACTCATCATTAATATATAGAAAAGCTTTAAAACATGGTATGCCAAGAGCCTATTTAAGATCATATAACGATTTTTTAGAGGTTGATAAAAGATGGAAATGGGTAGATGATTTAAACTTAAAATTATCAGATGGTTCAGAATGTTTTTTTACACATGGAGTTTCAGCAGATGGTATTAAATTAGCTATGCAGTATGGAAAAAATGTTTGCCAGTTTCATTTTCATTCAAAATTCAACATACAATTTTTTAGCAATCCTGATAACTTAGTTTGGTCTTTACAATGCGGTTGCTTAACTAAACAATCATCTTACAACTTCCTATACTCAAAAAACCATAGGTTGCGTTTTGTTATAGGTACAGGCGCAATAATTGGTGGACAACCAAGATTATACCCAATGATACTAGATAAGAATGGAAAATGGATAGGAAAGATAGTTTGAAGAAAAAATGCTGTGGAAAGTATGCTTTAAACGAACATACAAGCGTTTTAAAGGCTACTGACAAACAAATAGGTGGTAAGCACTACAAGGACTTTAAAATACAGCCTATTGAGTTCATTACTAAAAATAAGCTTAGTTTTATACAAGGTAATATTATTAAGTATGTATGTCGTTATGACAAAAAAAATGGTAATCAGGATATAGACAAAGCAATTCATTATTGCGAACTATTAAAGGAGATAAAATAATGTGGTTGAATTTATTAAGCTTGGGTGTAAAGACAGGGGCAAAGATTTATCAAAATAAACAACGAACAAAACAGTTAATGTCAGATGCTCAGATGCTTCATGCAGAACAAATGGCGAAAGGTGAAATTGAATATAAAGCGAAAATTATTGAGAGTAATGATAATGGTTGGAAAGATGAATTTGTCCTTATTCTTGTATCTTTGCCTATTCTTTTATTGGGCTGGTCTGTTTTCTCTGACGATCCTACGATTCGTGATAGAATAGATTTATTCTTTGAGTATTTTAAAAATCTTCCTTATTGGTATCAAGCTATTTTTATTGGAGTTGTATCTGCTATTTATGGTCTTAAAGGTGCAGACATTATGCGAAAGAAATAGTATAGATATGAATGGTCAGAGATGCAGTTATTATAGATGTAGAATTTAAAATGGAATCAGAATATGAGCCTTATGGGCATTATATTAATTTAAGATTTGTTGATGAAAGTCCTAATCTTATGAAATTATCTTCATTTATAAAACAGCTATCACAATTTGATGATGTAAGACTTGTTGATTATAATTACGAAGTAGAACCAATAACTGAAAAAACTAATTTAGATGGAATAGAAATAGTTAAGCATTAGTGGCACAGGGCAGAATAACTAAAAACTACCCTGTACCGAGAGAGCCGAATCATAAACTCTCGCTTATGACTCTATCTAAATGTATTATATCTATCATAAGGAATAGTCTCAACATTTAGAATTTTATTATCCCTCTTGCTTTCCAGCTAGAGTTAAATCTCTTTTTACCTCTGTTTGTCTCACAGACAAATATCTATCAAGGTTGTTATACATAAGTCTTGCTTTAATTAAATTTGCTTCTGCATGAGCATAGCTTTTAATTATTTCTTTATATTCAGGATCAGTTCTTGCTTTGTGTTCAGCTTCTCCAACAGTTTTAGTATCTAATTTGTATTTAAGAAAAAGTTTAGAAAATGTTGCTTTTCTTCCCTCGTCTAATACAATAGATTTCTCAGCCCATTCTGACCATAAATTACTTGCTTCTGTCATTTTTTTATAAGCTTCTTTGCTGTTTAAATTCATTGTTTCCATTTATCCTCGTTTGTTAAAATATATTTTAAGCTTGATGTTGTTGGATCAAATTCTATTTTACTACAAGAAACAACAAATAAAAAAAGTATTATTACAATAATAGAAAAGAATAATCTTTTTACTCTTTGTGTATGCTTTCTATGTATAGGATGACCAAGTATAATCATGGGTATTGTAACATTTCTTTTTCTTCTTTTTTTAAATCGTCGATTTCTTTACGAAGTTCTCCATTAAGTTTTTTGTGTTTTTCTTCTAAAACTCTAATGTTTTCTATTTCAAGATATAAAGCTTGGTTTTCTTCTACTTTAAGTGCAAATTCTTTTTTGAGATTATTTAATTCTGTAACAATACCTTTTAATAATAAATCTTTATCTTCTAATCTTTTTGTAAGATCAAGATTACCTCTATCTTCATTCGATATTGTAACTTCGTTTTCAAAAGTTTTATCTACAGGCATAAAATTAGAATCATACCACAGATAAAACCAAATATAAAGCCTACTAAACCCTCTCTATAATATAGAGACATTATATCTAGTTTTATCAATAATGTTTTAAAATGGGATTTCATCATCCATATCATCCATTTTTTGAACTGGAACTGCTTTTTCAGGTGCAGATGGTTGTGCTTCTGTCATAGGAATTTCTCTATACTGCGGCATAGCTTGTCCTATAGGTTTCATACCATCTATATTTGCTTGTGGTTTAAATGGTTTAACCATCATAATCGTATAAACTAATTGGTCAGTTCCTTTATCGTATTGATGAGGATTTTGTATTTCTTCTGTTTTTGCCATTTCTTTTAATACATACCCAGCATTATGATATTTTTGTACTTCAGGCGACATAAACCATTCAGTTATTTGTGATAAAGTGTATTTTCTTTTTGTTAAACTACAAATATATTTAACTTTACTAGAGTCCGCACTAAATTCATATTTTGGACTTCTATTACCAGTTGGTTTTAACTTTTTAGTCAAACCACAAAAAGGCATATCAAATTTATTTTTTTGTTGTTGGTACATTATTTTCTCCTTGTTAGTTGATTATATTTTCTGACTTGCTCATTAAAAAGAAGTTCTGATTTATGACAACTTAATAAACCAAGAAAAGCTTTTAAATGTTCTTTTTTGTATAAGATATGTCTTGCTTCAAAGTCTGCATTATCTTTTGGCAATCTTACAATATACATTTTATTTATTTTCTTGCCTGTTTGTTCTTCATAAGCAAGTTTATAACCATGTACTTGATGAACCATGTTAATAAATATTCCTTTACTTGTTTTAATATCTATTAACCAAAGATTGCCTTTAGGGTCTATTGCTACTAAATCTAAAGTTCCACAATAACCTCTTTCAGAATATAAAATCTTTTCTGACTCAGCTAATTTAAGCTTATGTTTTTTCCAAAACTTCTTAAATTTATCAAAACAAGATTTAACTATAGGGTCGCTTGGCTCAGTAAATTTTTCACCTTTTAACCACATTTCACAAAATTTATGAACCATAGAACCAATATTTAAAATACTATCTCCTTGTTTTTTGGCATTAGTCTTAGCATTTAAAACTATGTTTTGTATTTTATCTATTGGAATATCTTGTCTTTCCATTTCTTTTTTTATGGCATTTACCATATTGTTTATTTTCCAATTTTCTAGCATTGGACTTGCTAATTTACCAAGAATTGTACTCATACCCACAACATATTCGTTATTATGAATATAAACATGCTTTTCTTGATTAAATTCTATCTTCTTACCTTGTTCTGTAACTATCTGCATATCCATTCCTCTCTCTATTATTTATAAATTTTAGATTGTTTTCTAATAATGGTTTATAGAAATAATCTAAATCAACATTTAAAACCTCTGACAGTTTTAAAAGATTTACTAGCCTACATTCATTAGTGCCTTTTTCATATTTTTGTAATTGTTGAAAAGTTACTAATATTTTATTAGCTAATTTAGTTTGCGTTTTTTTTCTCATAAGTCTTATTTTCTTTAATTGTAATCCTACAACTTTAGAAAATATCTCTTGGTTATCATCATCAGAAACACCCCATCTATTTACTTGATCTTGTATAGATAAGTTTATTTCTTCAAGAGATGTATTAGTTCTTGTTGCCATAAAAGCTATACTCCTGTTTTTGTTTTTCTGTCAGTAGTTTAAATTGACTTTGCCAACAAGTCCGACAGAGTAATGACTCGTTGAAAAGGGTGTTGCCCATAAACCAAGCTAATTTGTCAGCTTTGGTGGTAAAACATTTAGCACACATATAAGCTAAAATTTTAGTTCTAATTGATGGTTTAGGCATAGTTATATTTTTTGTTTATTCTTTCTAACCATTGAGTTAATTTTAAAAGTCTTTTTTCTATTTGTTTTAAATAATTAAGATCATCTTTATACCAATCTTGTTTTGAAACATTTGTACTAAAATATTCATAGCCTGACATATATCTATGATATTGTAACCATCTTTGATTTATTTTTTCAAATAAATATTTATATTGATATTTTTTATGTTTTCTCCAATTACTATGACTTGTGTTAATTAATTTACTTGTCATTTTAGAAGATGAAACAATTATTTTTTTATAATGTTTAGATGAATAATTAGTTGCATTAATATTTTTAGCAAAATCATCTTGCCATTTTTTAATCCATTTTTTAGTTAAGGACACTATGACCTCTCGATAAAACGCATTTTCTCATAATTGATTCGTATTTGGTATCCATTGTTGGACTAACTGACCAATACAAAATATTACTAAAAAAATTAGTGTTTTCTTTTGCTAGTGTTTTACAATGTTGCAAATCGTTAGTTATTTCTTTTGCTTGATCTGTATTAAATGTTCCTGATCTTCCACTCGTATCAATTAAGGGCTTATAAGAAGCACAAGCATTTAAAAAAGTGCAAACGAGCATTGTCATAAGTATTGTTTTTTTCATATCTCTATCTCTCTCTCTATATATAATTAGCTGGGTGATGCTTTATTTGGTGCAATCTCCAAGCTGTATGTTTTTTTTTCTCTTGTAGCTTCTTCAACTTTTCTAACAGATTCTTTTCCATTACTATTTGTCTGTCGTATCGTTGCTGAAGCTTGGGTAGTTGTTTTATCATAATAACCCATCTCCTTTAGTTTATCTCTAATCTTTACGATTGGAGTATTTGGGTGGAACACCACACCAAATTTCTTTTTAACATCTTCCATCAAATCAAATGATGGTGTTTTTAATATTAGTTTATCCATTTGCTCTCTCCGATCTTAATGTTATATTTTCTAATGCTTCATCAATAGTTAAAACTTGCATAGATTCATTATTTGGTTTTATTAAACTATAAGTAATCATAGTTGCAAATCCACCACCAAAACTACTTTTTTTAATTTTAATAATGTGATCACAAATTTTTACTTTACCTTTTGATTTAACTTTATCTTTTATCTTTTCAACATCTAAACCAAGATGTTTAACTATATTTACTTTATTCATGCTCTCTCCTTTTTTAGTGTTAGTTTTATTTAACATACGAATAATCTATAAAATTAAGGTTGTATTGTAAAGTGCTAAAAACCTAGTAAAATAGCCATTTTTTACACATTATAACAACCTATATTTTAGTTTTTGACTTTTAAAAGCAAATCACTTACAAGAAAAGAATCGGATATGAAAAAAATTATATTTATGTTAAGAGAGATAATCCCTTTGTGGATTAAGTATAAAAGTTTTCATATCAAATACTTAGGTTAAAAAATGTAGGTAGCGGCTATCTCTCTCTTGCCGCTATCTACCTAAAAGAGAGGAATAGATATGAGCCAATTAGATTTATTTAGCGATTACAAAGCATATCGTAAAGAATCTCCAACCAGCAAATCAGCTTGGGAAAGTAAAACAAATAAACTAACACTTAGAGAAGAAGTATTTAATCTATTATTTGAAAGACCTTATTCTAATGAACAAATAGCAGATAGTTTAGGACAACCATTATCTTCAATATGTGCTAGAATAAACGAACTTAAAAAAATTAATTTAGTGATAGACTCAGGTAAAAGAACTAAATCTAAATATAACAAAGATGTAATATTGTGGCAAAGAAAAGACCAAACAAAGTAGAGAGAGAGTATATGAACAAAGTAGCCAATTATGGTTGTATAGCTTGTGAGATAGATGGTAAGATTTCTTTAGCAGAGGTACACCACATCAGAAATCATACAGGAATGGGTCTAAGACCACCGCACAGCATGATTCTTCCGCTTTGTGCTTCACACCATAGGACAGGCAAAATATCGGTGCATTTAGGCAAACAAGCTTTTGAAGATAGATATGGCAAACAAGAAGATTTAGCAAAAAGAGTAAGAGAGAGGATTGAGGAGTGGGATATAATAACAAGCATTTTTTAAGGAAAGATAATGAGTAGAAAATCAGGTTACTTTGTTTGTTATCGTAACATTTGGCAACATCCTGTGTTTAAAAACTTAATTCAAGCTTCTTGTTGGATATATATGATAAGTTCTGCAAGTCATCAGGATAAAAATTTAAGATTTTTAGATAATACAATATTTGTTCGTAGAGGTGAATTAATTATGCCTTTAAGAGTAAATGCTAAAAGATTTAAGATGACTTATTCTGAAATGCGAACTTTCATACTAAGGCTTGTGCGTAGAGGAATGATCACAACTAGAGTCCACCAGCTTTCTCCTACCTCTAACCACCCTAGCAGAAAAGTAACTCTAATAAGCATTGTAAATTACGACAAATTTCAGTATGTGGATAAAGAACAACCACCTCTCAACCACCTATCGCAACAAGGACTAACTGAACATACTAATAAACAATTACTAAATACTAGGTCAAGCAAAGACAAGGGTGTTAATAGTGGGTATAAAAAAGTAGGTGATTGGGGTGAACATATAATTTTAGAAAAGAATGGAAAAAAATATCTTAAACATAAATGGAAAAAAGAACCAATCAAAGAGTATAAATGATAGCAATACTGCGAATTTTTAAATATTGTAGAAAAAGGATAATTGCTTTAAAAGTAGAAAATACGATACTCAAAACACAGTTAGAGTATTACAAGGCAGTATTAGAATCAATTGATAAAAGTAAACATTAAATGGTCAGAAAAAAGTCAAAATTTAGACATATTTCAATAAACAAAAAGAAATATTATTTTTATCATATAGTTTGGTTGGATATTTTAGGTGATTCTTCGCATTTTTCTTTCAATGAATTTGAAAAAATGAGACCAGCTATTATGAATACTTATGCTTATGTATTTAAAAAAGATAAAAAGTATTTATGGACATTTGCTAGTTATGATGACGAAACTTTTAGTGATCGTAATGTATTTCCGATTGGTTGCATAAAAGAGTTAAAAAAGATAGAGATATAATATATGCAAATTAAACTTGCTGAAATATCTACAATAAAACCATACGAAAATAACCCAAGAAAACTATCAGAACAAGCTATTGAAAAAGTTGCTATGTCATTAAAAGAATATGGTTTTAGACAGCCGATAGTTGTTGATAAAGATATGGTTATTGTTGCTGGACACACTAGATTTAGAGCAAGTAAAAAATTAGGACTTAAACAAGTGCCTATATCTGTAATAGATAATTTGTCAGAAGAACAAATAAACGCATATAGAATAGCTGATAATAGAACTGCTGAAGAATCCGAGTGGGATAGTGAGTTATTAACAATGGAAATAAAAGATTTAGAAGCTAAAGATTTTAAATTAAATTTGTTAGGTTTTAATGATGAACAATTAAACAATATATTATTTGAGGAAAAACAAGGTTTAACTGATGAGGATGAAGTACCTGAAACACCTGAAGAGCCAATATCTAAACTTGGAGATATTTGGAAACTTGGTAATCATAGAGTTATGTGTGGGGATAGCACTTTAATAGATAGCTTTGATAAACTATGTACCGAACAAGCTGATATGATATTTACCGATCCGCCATATGGAATGTCTTATGGTGGTGGTAGAGCAGAGGGTAGTACTCAGAAAGGTGCGTTAGTAAAAGCACATGGAATGATTAAAAATGATGATTTAAGAGATGATGCTTTAATAACTTTAGTAAAAGATAGTTTAGGTACTGCGTTAATGAAATCTAAACAAGGGTGTTCAGCTTATATATGCTTTACTTGGAGAACTTACAGTGAGTTTTATAAAGCTATAACTAATGCTGGTTATAAAATTAAAAACTGTGTAGTTTGGGATAAAAAGTCTATTGGTTTGGGTCAAAGTCATTATAGACCACAGCATGAATTTATATTTTATTGTGGACAGCAATGGTATGGAGATAAATCTCAATCTGATATATGGCAGATGAGTAGAGGTGCAACTTCTAAATATGTACACCCAACACAAAAGCCTGTTGAGTTAGTTTGTAAGGCATTAGAAAACTCTAGTAAAAACGAAGATATAGTTATAGATTGTTTTGGAGGATCAGGAAGCACTATAATAGCTTGTGAAAAATTAAATAGAAAAGCAAGAATTATGGAATTAGACCCTAAATACTGTGATGTAATTATTAAAAGGTGGGAGAACTTTACAGGATTAAAAGCAAAGTTGGAAAATGGACAAAATTAAGGCAAATAAGACAATAAAGAGGCAAGGTGCTGGAAGACCTAGAATAGTGGTCGATATAGAAATATTAAAGAATTTAGCCTCTATTGGCTGTCCTGACTATGAAATTGCTAGTGTATTAAATATATCAGCTAAAACACTTAAACGAAATTATGCAGATATTATTGAGCAGTTTAAAGAAAAGGGAAAAGCTAGTTTAAGAAAGAAAATGTGGGATAAGGCAGTTAAAAAAGATAATACCCATATGCAAATTTGGTTAAGTAAAAACTATCTAGGTATGAAAGATAGAACTCAAACCGAGTCTATTGTTGAACCTTTACCATTAATCATAGAAGCACAAGCAGAAGAAATAGATGGCAAAGAAAAAGGGTAATCTTTATGGAAAGGTTATTGTTTATGAAAAAACATTCAATGGTACATCTATTGGCAGACGACCTAAAACTTCATCAATGAATAAACATAAAAGAAGATCATTTAAAAAATATAGAGGTCAGGGTCGTGGATAATATATTTATTATTATATTTACAAGCTTAGGATTGATGGTGTTGTTATCAATTTATATGATGATAACATTATGAAACGATCTAGTTTTTATCCTAATGGAGAGTTTATTCCTTATCAAATGCCACAAGATTTTAAACCATCACAAGGTAGAGGTAGCTGTGGAAACTGCGGACTCTTTTCTAATAAACATGGATTCTGCGGTGTTTATAGAACAAGAGGTGTCAAAGATACTTATGTTTGCAATAAGTGGCGACCAAGACATTTTAAAAGATAATGTGTAAATATTTAATTTTATTATTGTTAAGTTTTGATGGAGAAGTATTTAAAGAAAGATTAGAATTTACTAGACCAATGGATGTTTATGATTGTATGGATTTTGGTAACGACCATAGAGAACAGATAGCAACTTATGATGATAAAAGAAACGCTTGGATATTAAATGATGGTCGTGGTACATTTCAAGGTTTTATTTGCGAATGATATATGATATTTAGTTTCTCATGGCTAAATACAAAGGAAGAACTGTTAGGTTAAATAAACCCTCTCGTGGAGATGTTAAGAAATTCAAAGTATTTGTAAAAGATAGATCATCAGGCAGAGTTAAGAAAGTTAATTTTGGCTCTAAAACTATGTCTATTAAGAAGAATATACCAGCTAGACAAAAAAGTTTCTTTGCAAGATTCAGACCTATCTTAGCAAAAGTAAAAGGACAAAAGAATTTATCTCCAGCTTATTGGGCTATTCAATCATGGAAAAAAGGATTTAGAATTTAATGAACTTAGAAATATTAAAAAAGAATATTGTAATAGTGCCTGTAATTATAGCAATTTTATCAGGAACAATAGCATCTGTAAGATATGTATTAAACTTAACAAATACAATTAATGCAAGTAAGCAAGAACTCGTTGATTTAAGGAGAGATTTAAATGTCGAACGAGATAGAATTAATAAAGCTAAAGGAGATATATCTAACATAAATGGAACTATAAATATGAGTAGAGAGATTATAGAAATGTTAGGACGACAATTAAACGATTTAAGCTGGGATGTAAAAGACCTATCTAGGTAATTATGAGGAATGACAATGAATTATTATTTTACAGGAATATTGATTATACTAATGGTGTTATTAGCTTTATTTGTAAGACCAGCAGAAGCAAGAAATGAATATCTTAACAATGGTAGCAATACTTGTAGATCAGGTGAAATAGATTTATCCATTGAAAGACGAGATACAGATTACGATTATAGTGATAGCAACACTCACGAAAATCAAAATTTAAGACTCACATTTAGAAAGTATTTAGGTGTATCAAAAAAAGATTGTGAGCAAAGAAATGAAATACAGACACAAAACGAGAAACTAAAACAGCAAATTGAATTATATAAAGTTTGTAAAAGTATTAATACCAAACAAGATTTAGAACAGTTTAGAGAATTAATAGCTTATTGTTCAGGTATAAAAAAAATTGATAGAACAGATAGAAATAACCCTTATAAAGATATAATAAAGAAATTAGACAAATATGAAAATAAACAATGAAACATCAGTTAAGACAGACATTAAAACAATAGGTGGTGTAGTTATAGCAGTAGCAATAAGTGTTTATAGTTACTTTACAGTTATTGAAAGAATATCAAATCTTGAATTACAAGATAAATTACAATCTGCTGATCTACTTAAAAAAGCAGAACAAGAACCAAAGAATTTAGAAATGTTTATGTTAATAGAACACTTGGCTACTCAAATAGAATCTATTGAAAAAGAGATAGAAGCTTCAAGATATAACAAAGTCAATATAGATCATTTAAAAGAACAAGTGGATGTAATAAATAAACAGATAGAAAAATTAAGAAATGGTAATCACTAATGGTAGAAACAGTAATAGCTTTATTGATGATAGTTAATAATGAAATTGTAGAAGCAAGAATACAAGATAACATAAGCATTTGTTTAAAACATAGAAGACACTCATCTCGTACAACTAAAGATAGTATAAGTTATAAATGTATAAAATCTAAAGCAGAGATAGAATTTAATATTGATGGTACAAAAACAATTAAAAAACTGATATTAGAATGAATTACATTTTAACTTTAGTTATGTGTAGTGCTGTTGCTGGTCAATGTTTAACACCTTACAGTGTAGATAAATCTTATAAAGATGGTTATGATTGTATGGTAGATGGATATAAAATGGCACTTGAAAAAACTGTTGAAATTGGCAGAGAAGAAATTAACAAAAATAGAATTTATATAAAATTTGGTTGTAATGAAGATCACTCTAACAAAACCCCAGCATCTTATATCGACATCCAATAAAAGATTTAGAGTATTAATATCAGGTAGAAGATTTGGTAAAACATATCTTGCTATAACTGAAATGATGAAATATGCGGCAATACCTAATCAAAAGATATGGTATGTAGCACCAACTCTTAAAATGGCTAAAGATATTTGTTGGGCTAATTTAAAAGAAGTTCTTAATCAATTTAATTGGATACAGGATATAAACGAAACCACACTTACAATAACTGTTAGAAAAACAAATAGTACAATAAGTTTAAAGTCTGCT